GCTGTTGGTAAAGTTGTAGAACACGATACAACAAATAGTATTCTTTATTACATACAAACAAGATTTAATGATGAAGGATTAGATAGTGATGGTAATTTAACGGCCTTTTCTGGTACAAATACAATTACAGGTCAAAGTTCTAGTGTTACGGCTACACCTTCAAGTTCAACTACTACTGTAGATAATATTTCATTTACAAGTGGTTATAATTCTGGTGAGATTGATGAGGATACCGGTGATGTAATATATATTGAAAATAGATCACCAATAACAAGAGCTTCAGATCAAACCGAAAACGTTAAATTAATAATTGAATTTTAGAGGGAAATAAATGCCAAGTCCAACAGACTTTAACCTCTCGCCTTATAATGATGACTTTACCGAGTCAAAAAAGTTCCATAGAGTTCTTTTTAGACCTGGTTTTGCCGTTCAAGCGAGAGAATTAACACAGTCACAAACTCAATTACAAAACCAGATTGAAAGAGTATCTGACCACCTTTTTGATAAAGGAGCTATGGTCATTCCTGGTGAAATTGGATATGACTTAAACTACTATGCTGTAAAATTATCAAGTATAGAAAGTGGTATCACTCTATCAAATTTTAGTGACATTGTAATAACAGGCCAAACTTCAGGTGTTCAAGCTCGTGTTGTAAATACAGTTGCCACAGACGGTGTTGATCCAGATACTTTATATGTAAAATATATTGACTCTGGTACTTCAAACACGGCAACATCTTTTACAGACGGAGAAACATTATCAGGAACAGCTACTATAAGTGGTTCGCCTGTAACTATTACTTGTGTTGTAGATACAACTGCCACAGGCTGTGCTGCTGAAGTACAAGAAGGTGTTTATTACATTAACGGATTTCACGTACAAGTTTCAAATCAAACATTAATACTTGACAAATACACTAACACACCAAGTTATAGAGTAGGTTTAACAGTTACAGAATCTTTTATAACACCAAATGATGATACAAGTTTAAATGACAACGCTGCTGGTTCATCAAATGCTAATGCTCCAGGTGCTCACAGATTTAAAATAGATTTAACTTTAGCTAAAAAAACATTAACAACAACCGAAGATTCAAACTTTATAGAGTTATTAAGATTATCAAATGGTATTTTACAAAATAGAGTTAGAACAACTGAATACGCTGTATTAGAAGATACTTTTGCTAGAAGAACTTTTGATGAATCAGGTGACTATACAGTTAGAAATTTTGATATTGATGTTAGAGAACATTTAATAGATGGCAACAATAGAGGTATTTACACTTCAGGTAATGGTGGTGACGCTGCTAAATTAGCAGTTGGTTTATCTCCAGGAAAAGCATACGTTAAAGGTTATGAAATTGAAAAGTTGGCAACAACTTATGTTGATGTAGATAAAGCAAGAGATTTTGATACAGAACAAAACTTTAATACAAGATTTGATATTGGTAATTTTATAAATGTAACTAACATTTATGGAGCTCCTGATATTGGATTTGTTTCTGGTGTTTCTGAAGCATTTGCTTCTGTAAATTTATATAAAGAGGCAACTTCAGTAAGAGGCACAGAAAATACAGGTGCTGAATCTAGTATTAATCAAATAGGTAGAGCTAAATCAAAAGGTTTTGAATATTCTTCAGGTACTGCTTCATCAAACACTTTAGTTAGTGGTTCATTAACAAGTGCCGTTTATAAAAATTACTTATTTGATTTTGTAATGTTTACACACTTGAACATTATAACTAATCAAAGTTTTACAACAGGTGAAGTTGTTACAGGTGGTACTTCAGGTGCTACTGGTGTTGTACAATCAGTATCTACTACAGAAAATCAAACAATCAATTCTTTAACATCAGCTAGTCCTGGTGTTGCTACAATTTCAGGCGGCCATAATTTTAAAGAAGGCCAACAAGTTACTTTTGCTGGTACTTACGAAGTAGATTCAACTGCTGAAACTTCAAATGTTTATACTGTAAGAAATCCAGACTCAACTACTTTTGAATTATACAGTTCAGACGGAACTACACCTGTAAATGTGACAGGTTTCACTTCAGCAACGGCAACTCACGGTGTTGTAATAGTATCTTCAGTATCAGGAGAATTTTCTGCTGGAGAAACAATTACAGGTGGCACATCATCAAACACGGCAGTTATTCAATCAGACGCTGTTGGTTTTAAAGGTGTTACAAACTTTGATGCTCCAGATATTAAACAAATTGGTCAAGCAGGTGGTGGTGACGGTATAACTTATACTGCTGATACATCTTTAGATTCAACAAATGGTGACCAATTAACTTTAACAGGTTCAATTGATATAGGTTCAGGTAGTGCTGCTGTAACTGGTATTAGTACAAGATTTACAGATGAATTAAAAGTTGGTGATTCAATTTCATTTACAAATGATAGTGGTAATACTGAAACTAAATTAGTAGAAGCTATTATTTCAAATACAAGTTTAACACTAGATAGTGTAACAGCTGCTGCTTCAACTAAAACATCAATAATTAGAAGAAGAACAAAAATACAATCACCTGAAAAAAATATTTCACTATTTAAATTACCTTATGAAACAATTAAAACATTAAAAACTACGGCAAATTCAGGATTGTCTGATACTAGTTTTACAGTAAGACGACAATTTTCTGATACATTAACGTCAAACGGTACAATTCAGTTAACTGCTGGAACAAATGAAACTTTTAGTTCATTTTTAGAAAAAGATTTTTATGTAACTATTACACAATTAGGTGCTGGTACTTCAGGTGCCGTTGGTGATGTTTTAAGTTTAAATGGTAATAACCACGAGGGCGATCCCATTTTTGTAAGAAGTGGAACACCAAATGGTAAAACTTTAACACTTGACTTTGGTGCTAACTATCAAGGCCACGATATCAAGGTTTTAGCAACAGTTGATAGATCAGTTGCTAACTCAAAATCAAAAACATTAAATTCAAATTCAACAGTACAAAAATCAGGCCAAACAGAAATTGAATCTGGCACAATTGGTTTAGGAAAAGCAGACGTTTATCAAATCAATGCTGTTTATATGTCTGCTGATTTTAGCACAAACGCTACAGTAAGTGATACAGATATTACAAGTCGTTTTGATTTAGACACAGGTCAAAGAGATAATTTCTATGATATTGGAAGATTAGTATTAAAAACTGGTGAATTAACACCGACAGGAAGATTACTTGTTGACTTTGATTACTTCTCACACGGTGCTGGTGATTACTTTGATGTAGACTCATATTCAGGAGTTGTTGATTATGAAAATATACCAAGTTATACTTCAGCAACAACAGGTGAAGTTTATCAATTAAGAGATGTTGTAGATTTTAGACCAAGAGTTGATGACGCTTCAACAATTAATTCAGGTTCACAAGATAGATCGTTTGACGGAACAGGTGCTTCAACTGTAGATGTTATAAAATTTAATACAGATGTAACAGCAGATTTTGAATACTACTTACAAAGAGTTGATAAAATCTTTATTGATAAAGAAGGTAATTTTAAAGTTTTAAAAGGTGCTAGTGCCATAACTCCAGATATTCCAGGAATATTAGACAATGCTATGCACTTATACACATTGTTTATTCCAGCTTATACATTAGATACTGCTGATGTAGGTATTGAAGCAGTTGATAATAGAAGATATACAATGAGAGATATTGGAAGATTAGAAAAGAGAATTGAAAATGTTGAATACTATACTCAACTTTCTCTATTAGAAGCTTCTGCTCAATCTCTACAAATACAAGACGCTGATGGTTTTGATAGATTTAAAAATGGATTTATTGTTGATAACTTTACAGGACACGGTATCGGAGATCCAGGTAATAAAGATTACAAAATTTCAGTAGATTATGCCAAAGGTGAATTAAGACCTACTTTTAATGAAGACGCTATACAATTAATTGAAAGAGATGATGATGGTACGGCAATTTTAGCAGCTGATAGAACAGCAGCCAACTATCAAAAAACAGGTGATATAATTACTTTACCTTACACAGAAACAACTTTAATTGACCAACCATACGCTAGTAAAACAGTAAATGTTAACCCATTTGGTATCTTTACTTGGATTGGTTCAATTGCTTTAACTCCAACAAATGATGAGTGGAAAGAAACAGAAAGAGCACCAGAATTAGTTATCAATAATGATGACGGCTCTTGGGATACTTTAGTTAAAGAATCAGGTAATCCAAATTTACAATCAGTAGAATTAGGAACAGTTTGGAACGAGTGGCAAAATCACTGGACAGGTGTATCAACTTCAAATAGTACAGAAACATTTAGATTAAGAGGTGGTCACGGTTGGAGAGTAATGCAACGTGATATTCAAACCAATACAAGAACAGGTACAAGAACAAGAACAGGTATTAGACAGGTATTAGTTCCAAAAACAATTACACAAAATATTGGTGATAGAATTATATCTGTAGCCTTTGTTCCGTTTATTAGAAGTAGAACAATATCATTTAGTGCCACACGATTAAAACCAAATACAAGAGTTTATGCTTACTTTGATAATGATGATGTTTCATCTTATATCACACCATCAGGTGGTTCATTAGGCGGTAATTTAATTACAGATTCAAATGGTGCCGTTTCTGGTACTTTTGCCATTCCTGATCCAAAAGTTGACGCTAATCCAAGGTGGAGAACAGGTCAAAGAGTATTCAGATTAACAAGTTCATCTACAAATGATTTAACTTCAGCACCTGATACAGCTGCTAATGCTGAATATATCGCTAGAGGTATTATTGAAACAGTACAAAATACAATTATTTCAACAAGAACAGCTGGAGTAGAATTTAGAGCAACTAACGAAACTGAAAATGTTACAAGAACAGATGTTGTAAGAGGTGCCGCTAGACAAGTTGGTTATCACGACCCATTAGCAGAAACGTTTATGATTGATGATGAGGGTGGTGTATTCTTAACATCTATAGATGTTTACTTTAGTTCAAAAGATGAAAATGTTCCAGTAACACTACAAGTTAGAAATACTGTAAACGGTTATCCTGGCCAACAAATTTTACCTTTTTCTGAAAAGACTTTAAATCCAGGTTCTGTTAACACAAGTACAGATGGTACAACGGCAACTACATTTACTTTTGATAGTCCTGTTTATGTACAAGAAAATACTGAATATGCTTTTGTATTAATGGCCAACTCAACAGACTATAATGTGTATGTTGCTAGATTAGGTGAAACGGCGATAGATTCAGATAGAACAATATCACAACAACCTTACGCCGGTGTATTCTTTAAATCACAAAACGGTGTTACTTGGACAGCAGATCAAAACGAAGATATTAAATTTAAAATTAAAAGAGCAGAATTTAGTAATGTTACAGGTACAGTTACATTAACAAATGATACTTTACCTAGTAGAACATTAAAAAATAATCCTATTAGAACAACAAATGGTTCAGATACAATAAGAGTTTTCCATCCAAATCACGGAATGCACGGTACAGATAATAATGTTACAATTGCTGGATTAGATTCAGGAACAACTTACAATGGTGTTGTTGGTTCATCTATTAACGGAACATATACATCAATTTCAAATGTAACTTTAGATAGTTATGATGTTACTCTTCCAGATTCAACAACATTTACGGCTACAGGTGATATAGGTGGTAATGCCGTTACGGCAACTCAAAATAGAACGTTTGATGTATTAAACTTGGCAGGTATTCAAACAATGCAATTGCCTGGTACAGATATTAATTACTTTATTAGACCTACAACAGGTAAATCAATTCACGGTGCTGAATCAGAATTTACTTTGACATCATCTGCTAATAGATTACCAGTTGTTAATAATGATAACATTTATTTTACGGCACCACAAGCTGTGATGAGTGAGATAAACGAAACAAATGAAATGTCAGGTCAAAAATCATTCTTTACAATTTTAGAATTATCAACAACTAATACTAAATTGTCACCTGTATTAGATACTCAAAGAATGAGCGCCTTTACAGTTACAAACAGATTAAATCAACCGACTTCAGGTAATACACCAGATTACGTTGCTGATACAGCTTCTACTGGCACATCTACAGCGGCCGTTTATTTAACAAAATCAATTGTACTGGAAAATTCATCAACATCTTTAGATATTAGATTAACTCAAAATGTAAGATCAAGTTCAAATGTTAGAGTTTACTTTAGAGTTTTAGGTCCTGAAGATGAAAGAAAATTAGAAGACATATCTTGGACTCCATTTAATACAGATGGTAGCGAAGATACAACAGTCACTCCTGCTGAAGATGATACTACATTTAGAGAATACAAATATTCAGCAAATGGCATACACGACTTTACAAGTTTTCAAATTAAAATTACTATGACAGGTTCTATATCATCTTATCCACCAATTATTAGAGATATGAGGGCAATAGCTTTGGCGGTGTAATATGACTAGATTAAAAGTAGAAGGGTTTGAAAGTTTAGTTAGAGATACAAAATCAAATGGTATCATACATACAAACAAGACAGAATATCAACTTTATATGGCCAGAGTTAGAGCAAGAGAACAACAAGGTGATGAAATAAGAAGTGCTGTAAAGGAAATAAATAATTTAAAGGCAGAATTAAGAGAAATTAAAAGTTTATTACAAGAGGTAATTAAAAAATAATGGCCGTAAGATCAGTAGCATTAACCGATACACTAGAAACGTTTAGAACCACGTTTAATAGTCTAGGAACAGACGTAGGTGACGTATCAACACTTTCAGGTGTAACTGCCTCTACCGTTGTTGGCGCCATAAATGAGTTGGCCGCTGAACAATACGGTGGATTTACAATTTCAGATAGTGCTTCAAATGTTACACAAACCATAGGAGCAAATGATAACATATCTTTTGCTGGAGATTCTAACATTCAAATAGCAATTTCAGACCAGGATACTGTAACTTACACACTAAATACTACCATTACAGGTATTTCAAGTATTACATCAACCACTTTTACTGACGGAACAGCTACATTAACAGGTGGTGCTATGACAGGTTTAACAAGTTTAGATGCAACAACAATTACTGAAAGTTCAGTAAGGATTGCTACTAGACCTTTTGCAATTGCTCAAGCGGTTGCTTTAGGATAATATTATAAATAGTATAAATAGTTAAAGGATAAAAAATGGCTAACGATTTTAAAAGATTTACACAACCAAGTGTTAATACATCTACAGGCGCTTCAGCAACGGCTGTTTATACAGTACCAGCAGGTGCTGGTTCAACAGCGCTAGAATCAATCATAATCGGAATTACATTAGCAAATAAAACAACTTCGGGTGTTACAGCTTCTGTATTTTTAGATAACTATGATGGAACAAATGATGTATATATCGTAAAAGACGCTACAATTCCAGCAGGTGCTTCACTAGAAGTAATGTCAGGAAATAAAATAGTAGCGATGAACAATGGAACAACAGGTGATGTAATTCGAGTTTCTTCAGGTACAAGTTCTGCTATAGACGCAACTGTAACTGTACTAGAAGACGTATAATAAAAAAAAGAGAGAGTAAATATAAATGGCTTATATTGGTAAAAAACCAGAAGACGCTTTTAGAGGTCTAGCATACTACGACACTTTTACTGGTGATGGATCAACAACAACTTTTGATTTATCAGCAGACGCTCCTGATGGTGGTCAAAACGATATTACAGTAGTAGTCGATAACGTAAGACAAGAACCTGGTGCTTCAAAATCATACACTTTAGGTGTTGATGGAAGTGGCCGATACAGACGAGTTACTTTTAATACAGCGCCAGACAATTTATCAGAAATCTATGTCATTAATCCAGGCCGTTCTACTCAACTTAATACAGTTTCAGATAATGCCATTACAGCGGCTAAACTTCAAACAGACGCCGTAACAACGGCCAAAATACAAAATAGTGCCGTTACTAATGACAAATTAGCAGGCTCAATTGCCAATGCTAAACTAGCAAACTCATCAATTACAATTAATGGTAACGCCGTTTCTTTGGGCGGCTCAATTACAGCAGGAACAGATTGGCAGGCCGTTGTGGTGGCCGATGGTTCTACACAGTTAAACGCTGTGGCTGGTAAAGGTTATTTTTTAGATACAAACGCTGGTGTTATAGAAGTTAAACTACCTTCATCTCCAACAAGAGGTGATACGATTGTATTGGCCGATTATGGTAATAATTTTGCCACAAATAGAGTTGTCGTTGATACAGGTGGAAAATTAATTGATAGTGTTGTGGGTGGTGAACCAGATAGTGATTTTGTTATTGAAACAAATGGCGCCGTTGTTGAATTAGTTTTTGCTGATAACACAGCAGGCTGGATTATAAAACAAAATAATGCTCCAGCGGATTTAGGTGCTGAAGAATATGCTACTTATATTAGTGCTACAGGTGGTACAGTCACAACTTCAGGTGATTACAAAATACACACTTTTACTGGTGATGGTTGTTTTGTGGTTTCTTGTGGAGGTAATCCAACAGGTTCAAATTCGGTAGATTATCTAGTCGTTGCTGGAGGTGGAGGTGGTGGTACAGATCAAGGTGGCGGAGCTGGTGCAGGAGGTTATAGAGAATCTTCAGGTACTGCTTCAGGTTGTTATACAGTAAGTCCATTAGGCGCTTGTGTAGCTGCTTTACCAGTAAGTGCTACGACATATCCAGTTACAGTTGGTGCTGGTGGATCAGGTGCTTCTTTAGCTCCAGTTTTAGCTACTCAAGGAAGTAATTCAGTATTTTCAACAATTACATCTACAGGTGGTGGAATTGGTGGTACTTATCCTACTTCTCCTTCTACAAATTTAAATGGAGGACCTGGAGGATCAGGTGGTGGTGGTGGTGGTTGTGGAACACCTGCGGCTGGGGGTACAGGTGGAACAGGAAATACTCCCCCTGTAAATCCTCCACAAGGAACTAATGGAGGAAATACACCTGCAGGTCCGACATATTATGGAGCAAGTGGTGGTGGAGCTACTGGTGCAGGAGCTACTGATTGTACAGGAGGGACAGGTGCAACTTCTTCAATAACAGGTTCATCTGTAAATAGAGCAGGTGGTGGTGGTGGTCGTAGCACTCCTAGTCCAGCAGGTGTACCTTATGGTGGTGGTGCTTTTTCGGCCCCTACATCTCCTAGTAGTAATGGAACAGCTAATACAGGTGGTGGAGCTGGCGCTGCTGGTGCAGGTAGTCCTGGTGATCCAGGTGGTTCAGGTGGAAAAGGAATTGTAATAATAAGGTATAAGTTTCAATAAGGAATAAAGAATTATGGCATACATAGGGAGAACCCCAGTCACAGGAAGTTTTGAGAAACAGGCCTTAACAGCCGACAGCTCAACAACTACGTTTAGTTTAAATTATACTGTAGGTTCATCTTCATCACTTTTAGTTTCAGTTGCTGGTGTACACCAAGAGCCTGAAGTTGCTTATAACTTGGCCTCTGGTGGTACTCAAATTGTATTTACAGCGGCTCCTACAACAGGCGATACAGTATTCATAATCTTTTTAGGAATTGCC